CCCATCGACTGGTTGTAGGCCTGGCCGGTGGCAGCGTTTTGGAACTGTCCAGCCTGCAAGGCTTGGTTGAAAGCCTGATTTGCAGCGCTGTTGGTGAACTGGCCTCCGGTGACGTCTTCGTTGAACGCCTGCTGCCGAGCGCCCATACCCATGTTGAACAAGCGCTGCGCCTCATTACCGGCCGTGTCCAGCGCGTTGTAGCGCTCTGCAGCCTGGCGCATGTTCAGCTCATCCAAAGCGCGCTTATAGCCCTCCGACCCTACGCGGAAGCCTTGATTGGCCAGCTGCGTCTCCAATTGCGACTGTTGACGCTCATGGATAGGCTGCATGCGCGTCAGCAGCGTGTTGGCCACCGTGTCCCGATAGTTGCTGTCGAACTGTGGCAGCGCCGGGTTGTCGCCGGTGGTCAGACTGCGTTGCAAATCTTGCGTGCCGACGTTTCGCGACAACGCCTTGTTCTTGGACTGAAAATCGGTGTTGATCGGCGTTTGCGCCACGTTGGTGGTCAGGTTGCTGCTCAACGGATCGATGCTGTTTTGCACTCCAGGTGTCGCTGTTGAAAACGACATCTGTGCAGGCGTGGCATTGATCGAGGTCTGGGGACCGTTAAAACCAAACGCCCCGACCACCTGGCCGTTGCGGTTGTTGACGTCCGTTTGCAGCCCTGGCGTGTAATCGGTGACGCTGGTGTCAAGAGAGCCAGGCGTGCCAGCCGAGGCCATCTGGGGCAAATAGCCGTAGTTGAACGGCTGCCCATACTCGTCGGCCACTCGGCCCATAAAGCTGCCGGCAAGCTGCGAGCGAGCATTTTGAATACCCACCTGTGAATCAAGCGCAGACTGCAGGCCTGGCGCCAAGGACGTGTTTTGCGTCCAGGTCGTGACCTCTTGGCCAGTAGCCGGATCAGTCGATTGACCCGTTTGCCAAGTCTGACTGCCAAACGGCGTGTTGATGGTCGGCCGGTTGGCAAAATTTTGCGCTGTGGTCGCCTTCTCAGAGGCTTGCGCTTGCGCGGTAGCCGCGCCCAGGTAATCAGGCGCAGCCGGCGCCGAGCTCTTGCCGCCCATGCTTCACTCCTTTCAACCAACGGCATTCGTCGTGCCGCATCTCATACATCACACAATCGACAGTTTCCGCGATGGCACGAAAGCCCAAACGCTTGTTCATTGCGTTTGCCTCATCGTTGCCTTTGGGTGTCAGGCCATAAACAGCGTCCAGGCCGACGGTTTCAAAGGGGTAGTCAAACGCGGCTCTCCAAAACGCCCGGTCCAGCCCATGCGGGCCGTCGAAGGCGACGTGCATCCAGCATCCGTTGGGGGTCCAGGCGTTGTAGGCAACCGCGCAGGCCAGCGTGCCGTCTTCGCGCATCGAGCCGATGCAGCGCACGTCCGTGCTCCAGGGCAGCTTGGTGCGCTCATGCAGCCACTCCCAGACGACCGGGGCCTCACCCTGCTTGTCTGTGACCAGGCGACGCATCACGCTAGGCCCTCCATCATCAGAAGGTCATCAAAGACGCCAACGGGGTCACCTGCTTGCATGACGTTTTCTGGGACGATCAGCATGTCTGAGGCGGGGTCATATTGAGGCTCTTGAACGGGCGCAAAGGCGACCGTCGTGTCCTCAGTAATGCCAATTTGCTGCGCTACTTCAGGCGCAATACCAATTGCGTCAGCCACCGTGACGGCATCAATCAGGCCGGCGTCTGGGCTTTGCTGATCTGGCTCAGAAGGGACTAAAGGTGTTGGCTGCACCCAGTTATCAAACGTCGGATCTGTTGCAGGTTCTGATGACTCGGTGGGGGCAACAGGCTCAAAAGTGTCCACACCGCCATCCATCACGCCTTGGTCGTACCAGTCACCCATGGTCGGCTCAGAGGGCTCAACAACCGGATCGTGCGGCAACTCCTCTGGCGCCTGGTCTACATAATTTTCAGGGTCAATCACGTCATCAGGCGTGGCAGGGCCTTGGGTGTCAGGCTCATAGGTATCGACAAAATTTAGACTTGGATCGCTGTCAACGGGGTCCACCAGGTCAACGGGTTGCACCTTCTTGGGCAAGACAATGTCTTGACTCTCAGAAGGCTCGACAAAAATTTGACCTTGGCCTTCTCCAGCGGCAACCGTTTGGCCGCCAGAAGATTGAGTCTTTGACGTTTTTGGCTCATAGGCCAGCAGCGACGGGTTGAAAATGTTGCCCGTCTGATCAAACGTGGTCGGAACAAAATCAAGTGCAGCCTGGGTGTTGGGCTGATTGGCCAACAGGTTCAGCATCGCTCCAGGGCTCACGGCAGACGCCGGAGTTGCGCCGCGCAGCGCTTGAATCAAGCTGCTTGCGTATTGGGTAGGTGCCTCAGCCATTACATCACCCCGCCCAGCTCAGTCATTATGTGAGAGCTGGTGAACACCGTTGCTGGCAAACCACGCACCTTCATGCGCAGCGCTGCGTAGTAGCCCAGGCCCGTTGTCCCGACCCAGGCCTGGTAGGTGTTAGCGTCGCCCACCCACCTCGCCACGTTCCACACCGACTCATCCCATTTAGCATCAGGCGTGGAGGTGTATGACGGCGAGCCTGCGACGTTGGAGAAAGAGTATTGGGTGTTGATGCGCACCTTCACACTGGGCGCGCTGGGGGCAATAAAAATCGGCCGCGCCATGCTCAATTTTTTAAGGTTGGCTGGAGTGTCGAACGATTGAAACGCGGTCTGGATGTCGCCCTGGATCGTGTCACCCGGCGTGGCATCAACCAGGGCCTCGTCGGTGTTGCCATAAAACGCCAGGCCTGTACGGCCGTCAAAGGTGCCGAAATAGACCTGGCCACCCAGCGTGGTCGTGCAACGCATGGGGATCCCCGTGAACGTGCACCAAGAGCCCGTCACCACGTTCATGGCGAACTGGGTGTAGACCCCCGCCTTAGCTGGCGGCTTGATGACCAAAATCTCCGAGGACGGGACCGGGAATACTGACCAATACTTTTCGTCCAGCAGCTCGGTGACGGCCTTGAGCAACGCCGGTTGAATCTTTGATGCCGGGCCCACCTGGATGTCGGTGAACTGTCCCGACACCAGCTTGGACATTGGCACCAGGCCGGCCGAGCTGACGATCATCACGTCGCCGCCAAAGTTGGTGTAGTAGGTGCCATGGCGGGGCACTGGCCCCACGTACCAGACACCCTTGATGCCAAACGTGCTGGTGGACGATGGGTCCGTTCCCTGCCACACGCCAATGTCGCCCTCGGTGCCGACCGCGATGATGTAGTCGTCAATGCTGAACCCAGCATCCATCGTCCAGTTGATGAGCGCGGAGATGCTGCCGCCATTGCGCAGCACTGCGCCCATGGGAAAGCTCACGGCCGTGCCGGTCACAACATTCACCGCGTCCAAGTAGTAGACGTTGGTGTCGTCCTTGCAGGTAAACCACACACGCTCCTTCCAAACCATGACCGTGCGAGGATTGGCCGGCAAACCTGTTGGCGTGCGATGCACCCACCCGCCGGTGGCGTCATAGGTCCAATACCCAGCACCAGGCGAAACGGCCAGCAAAAACGTGTCGCCGGTCGTGGCAAACATCGTTGTGTTCCACTCATCGTCAGTGCTGCCCGTGCCAGAAACAATGACCGTTGCTGGATCGGTGGTGACGTCGTAGATGTTGCCGTCCGCTGCGCCAAACACTTTGTCATGCGCCCCGTCTTGTGACTTGAACGCAAAGACGGACTCCATGGGCAAGCTGATGGTGTCAGTATTGACCTGCCAGCCCTTGCGCAGCTCCACGCCTTGTTGGCGCGGAATGAAGTTGTTGAGAATCAGCGCATCACGCGGATCCATCGCGCTGATCGGATCGCGGTAGTTCAGCCCACCGACTGGGGCTGGAATGTTGAAGACTTGGGCAGTCCGGGCGGCAGCGACTCTCCGCGGAGTCTTAAACGGAGCAAGTGGCACCAGCGGCATGGTCAGATCCCATATCCGGTGTCAGGCGTGTTGGTCAGGGGCTGGATGTACGGGAATCGGAAATCCCGCGCCATCGACAGCACCGACGCGCCCTTTTCGCGCTCTTTGCGATTGTCCAAAGCGTTCTGGAAGTCACGCATGGCAGCGCTGCTGTCCAGTCCCTTCATTTCCAGCCACTTCACGCGAGTGAATTGCGTCATCACCACCGGATCCAACAGGATGATGTCGCCGTTCTTGTTTGCCCGGTTCTTGTACAGGTCGCTGTTGTCCTGGTCACGCACCCAGGCGTTGGACTGATAAAAAAAGTTGAACACCTGCGTCGTGCTGGGTGGCGCCAGGATGTACAGCTTGTTTTCGCGCACCTGCCAGTAAAACGACAAGGTGGGCAACGTCGGGCGAATCAGCAGCTGCTGCCACATTTGAGGCGACACAGGGCCCAGGGCAGGGAAGCGGTTGGTCTGATTCCACTGAGTTTGGTCAACCCAGTCGTAGAAGTCGGTCGGCAGCGTAAAAGATTTCTCAGTCTGTCCCGAGCTGTCAGCCGTGATGTTGATCTGGTAGTTCTTGGTCAGCTCTTGCCAGTCATACGTTGACAGCAGATCAGCGCCGGCCATGTTGACCGACTGCACCATCTGCAGCACGGCAGGATCATCGCTTCCTGCAGGGTCAGACGGTACGGGATAGCCCACCATCGCCGCCACGTTCTGCACAATGGCAGACAGTGACGACTCGTCGATGATTTGATAGCTGGGCATCCCGTTCCCCCTTTAAGCCTCGACCTCTTCGGTCGTCTTGCGACGGCCGCCCACTTTTGACATCAACGCGGCCATCTGTTGCTTGAGCGTCTCGATCTCAGCATCGCGCTGCGCCAGCTCCTGATTCATCCGCTCAATGGGTGCGTTGCCTGCAGCCACTTCCAAGAAGGCCTTGGCGCGCTGTTTGTCGGCATGAAAGCCCATGAACTTTTGTCCCAGGTTGTCATTCGCCTCAGCCAACTGCTCGACCGTGACAACCTTGAAATACTTGTATTCCTCGATTTTCGCGGGCGTCATGCTGGGAAGCGACGACAACGGCGTGCCAACCACGGCCTCGCTCTGGCCAGACTTCCACTTGTTGTACCGCTCTTGAAAGCGCTGGATGTCTTGCTCAGTGGCCGGGCGCTCGATGACGCTGGACTTGTCACCAGGCACGTAGATCTTGATGAAATCGGCTTCCTCGTACACGGCGCGGCCAGCATCACGGCTCTTGGCAGCATGCAAGCGCGGCTTGCGCAGGAATTCGACGTACAGCTTGTTGTCGTGCGCGTAGCGCGACTCATCAGGCTGGGGCATGTCGCCCAATTCAGAAAAGTCAGTGGGGGTGGTGGGTTGATACATTTTTTTCTCTCTTGTGGTGGATAAATTAGGCCGCGACGGCCCAGCAGTAATCGCCCGCAACCATTGCGCGTCCCGAACGATTGACCCAGCCGGTGGTCACGGCTGCGCCGTCGGCCACTGCGCCGGTTGCGGTGACGTACCGAGTGCCCTTGGAAGAGCCATAGGTAGAGCCCAACGCGTAGACGGTTCCTGCGGTGGCGTCGCCAATGCGCGCTGCGGTAAACGCGGCCGCGGTAGCGGTTTGCTGTGCAGGTTGACCTGACCAGTTGGCGCCCACACCAATGCCGGTGCTCAGTGCGCCTGTGTCTTGACTAGCCGTGGCGTCGGAAATGGCGCCATTGGTTTGATAACTTGCTGCCATGGTGAATCACTCCTTATGTGCGAAAAAGCCCCTCGGGTGAGTCACCCCGCCCGAGGGGAAGGGTGACCCACCACAGGCCCACCAAAATTAGTTCTGGATACGGCCCTGGAACTGCGCGCCGGAGCTGGTCAAGTTGCCAGCCCAGGCCAGGATCTGAACTTCTGCGTCCTGGTTGATCGCGTAGCGACGGTTGGGCGACAGCGGAACCATGTTGCGCTGGGCATGCGGACGCCAGAAGAGGTACTTGGTGTTCAAGAAGAACCCAGTGCTCGCCGGGCAATAGCCACCGATACCACCGTCCAGAACAACGTCAGCGTCCATGAACTTCACGGTCGGGAAGCCCAGGTTGGCCGAGTTGGGGTCAGTGAAGCGCTGGATGGCCTGCAGGCTGGCCATGTAGTACGACCAGTACACGGTGTCCAAGACAATCAAGTCAGGACGGTCAGCACCGCGAACAGTGTTGCCCCACAAGGTGTTCATGGCAGCCTGGATGGTTGAAGAGCCAGGGGTTACGCTGTTGTTGCTGAAGTCGTACAGCTTGGAGCGCCAGAACGTCCAGGTGGCACGGTCAATGCCACCGTAGGTGCCGGTCGTGGGGTCAGAAGGCACAGCGGCGTTCAGGCCGGTGACTTCCTTGCCGCCCGAGCCGGTGCCGTCGGAATAGATCGACTGAGCCAGCTTGTTCATCATCGTGCTTTCGGCCACATTCAAGCGGCCTTCCAGCAAGTCAATCATCTGCTCCTTGCCGGCGTTTTGCAGCATCTCCAGGCCGGAGATAACCACAGGGCAGGCAAGCTGCTTGATGTTGAACTCAGCTGCGCTGATGACGTCCTGAGCCGCAACGGGCAACAGGTCATAGCCTGAATAGAAACCGGCGTTGGCGTTTTCAGCAAACGACAGCTCCTGCAGGATGGTGTTACCACCAGAGATCGTCTTGACGTTGCCGCGCTGATTCAGGCGAGCAAGCAAGGCGTTGTTCTTGGTGACGTTGTCCGCGATCTGTTTGGAACGCGACTGGATGGTGGTTGCGACAATGTCGCTGATGTTTGGAAATGACATGGTGAAAGCTCCACAGAAAAATGGAAGTACGGGGCGCACCCCGCGCCAGATTTGTGTGGCCTACGCAGACCTTGATCAGTCCGGCTTTGTCGTAGGTGGGAGGCTGGCGCCTCTCCTATGAGCTTTCGGTGGCTGTCGGTGCTTTGGGCACACGCGGTGAGAAGTTCTCACCTCTCACCATGATGCGATTAGAACATCACCTCGCGGACAGCGCAATCGCTTGCTCAATAGCAGAACGCACGCTGTCTGGCGCCGCGCCGTTGGGAGCCGCCAGCGCGGGCGCGCCAGATACGCTCACAGCGGCTGACCTGGCACGCTGCACTGCAGCATTGCCTTGTTGGGCTGACTGCGCCTTGGCGCGTTGCTGAAGCACTGAGCGCACCCGAGGGTTGGCCATGCAAGCCTGCCGGTAGGCATCCTGCAGAGACAGCTCGCGGCCGCGCCTGGCAGCCACTTCCATAAGGTCTGCCATCTCTTCACGCACGTCCTGGCCAAATTCGGCTTTTCCGAGGAATGTCTCGACCTCGCCGGCAGCGTTTTGAGCCAGTTGCTGCTGTTGAACGGCCTGCATCTGCTGGAATTGAGACATGAATTGCTGCACCGGAGCGAGCTGCTGCTGCAGGGCCTGTTGTAGCTGCATCTGCTGCTGATCCACCTGGGGCACCTGGCCAACCAGTGCCGCGTCGAGCTGCTCGATGAAGTTCTGCCCAAACCTGCCAACACCAAACTGTTTGACCATGCCGGCAACCAACTGGGCCAGCTCGGGACCCGTGCCGGTGCGCAGCTTGACCGCAGTGGCCATCAGGTTGTCAATGGCTTGGATGGGGGTCGCGTTTTCGGCGCGGATATAGGCCTCATACGGGGCAAACGCCTTGGCGTAAGACTCCAAGGTCTTGCGCGCCTCGGCCGTCTCTTGCAAGGTGCGCTGCACCTCCTGCTCTCGACGCGCCACCTCGGAGCGCACGTCTTGCGGCAGCTTTGCCCAATGCTCCCTAATTTCTGGCCGCCAGGAGGCTGGGGCCCGGTCCTGCTGGGTCTTGGGCCCAGACTTTGGGCCTGGCGTCATTTCGGTCTGTTGCGCAGCTTCCGGCTTTTCGGCCTTCTTAAACTTGCCCTGGTCATCTCGCGGGCGACTTTCAGCCAAAGCATTCAGGTCGGCATTTGCACCCGTCTCCGGCTCATCATTGACCTCGGTTTGCAGCTCAAGCTGTGATTCTGTAGACGTGACAGGTTCACTCGGGGCAGCCGCGGGCGCGGCATCTTGCGGGTCTGACGTATCAATGGCTGATGCGATGGCATCACGCAGGCTGTCGGTGGTGGGCTGGTTCATCGATTTCTTTCTTGGAGGTTGTGAATGGCACGCTCTATGTCCTGGCGCCTAAACGTGCCACCCTGTGAATACAGTTGCTCACGCTCCTGTTTTGCTTTGGCCCAGGTGTCTTTGAAATCGTCGGTAGTCGTCAGGCCCGTTGCACGCATGTACTCGCGGTGCTTGGTGCGGGTGCTGATGTCGGTGCCATCAGGGGCACGCATGCCGTCGTAATGGCGGTCGCCCCACAAGGCGCCGGAGTCGGTGCGCGTCGCAGGCAAAAAGTCTTGAGTGACCTCAACCAGGTCATAGGGGGGGAATTTGCTCTGGATGTAGCGTTTTGTCGCCATGTTGTGGTATTCTCAACGGTGAGGACATAAGGGGAAAAAGATGGAACAAGTCATCATCGTCGTCGGTGACCGCGTACTGCGCTCGCCGCGCAAGACTTGGTCAGCGCTGCTTGAGGCGGCGTCTTTGATCATCGACACCGGGGACATGTACCCGCACCTGGAGCGCAAACTCGGCGCCAAATTGCTGGACGACGTAAAGCAGCTCAAGATTGACCTCGACGATCAAAACTCTTCATCTTGATTGCGCAGTGCTTCAACAAGCGCGGCGGTTCCAATACCCGCAGCACCAAGTCCATACAGCGGGTGCGTACCGCGCACCAGGCTGTCACGCACAACCTGATCCGGCGTTTTGCCCGTCACGCGAGCCGTTCTTTCAATCGCCTCGTTGACGTGCTGGATCATTGGCTTGCCTGGCACGCCTTTCAGACCTTTCCAGGCCACGTCTTGGAAGTTGGCCGGCTGCACACCCTCCTTCTTGGCCAGGTCGTGCACCACCTTTTCAAAGACCCCGTAGGAGTCACCAGGCGGCACCAGTAAGCCTGGCTGAAATCCACCGCTCATTTGCTCATCAATCGTGGCCCGGTTGCGGTGACCCATGAAGTTGGCAGAGAAGTCAAAGCGCTTGGGTGTTTTTGCGGCCTCGAGGCCTGCGCCCTGGTTGATGACCTTGTCGTACATGGCCATGTTTCCAGACGCAAAGCGGCCACCGATTGGATACGGGAATTCATACGCGGCCTTGGGTTGTGGAATACCTTTTTCACGCAAAAAATTGCCGTAGGCACTCATCAGCAGGTTTGACGTTGGATCCGCACCGCCAGTGGTCGCTGACATCGCATCAGCAAATCTTTCCTTGAACATGGCGCGGCCCTTCTTGGCGCCAAATTCATCGATGAATTCTTTTTCAAGCTGCCCCATCGCGTAGCAGTCCTTGGCCAATGGGTCTTTGCTGCCTTCCTTGAACGCAGTCGTCAATCGTTCACGCGCCTCGGGAGTATCAAATTGCGCGGTGTACTTGTCGATGGTGGCCTGTTTCTTGGGCAGCGCGTCAGTGATAGTCGCGCCCTGCAGCGGATACTTGTTGGCGTCTGCGTAGAAACGATTTTCTACGTTGAAATAGGGCGTGTAGTTTCCCTTGTCAATGTCTCTTTGGGCCGCCTTGCGCACCTTTTCCACCTCCAGGGCCTCTGCAGAATTTTGCTTTTGCAGGAACTCCTTGCCGGTCTTTGGATCTTTAGCCAGCACCGGAGGAGCAATGTCTGGATACTGCGCGGCAATCTTGGCCTGGTCATAGCCAAGATCCTCAGTCTTGCGCAGGGCCTTAATTGTTTCTTCGGTGCTCTTCTCACCCTTGCGCAGCTTGTTGGCGGCACGGCTGATGCCACCCACCACCGGCACCATGCCGGCAGCTGACAAGAACATGCCAGGGTAATCGCTCTCGCGCCTGGCGCGCTCGTAATCGCGGGCGGCAAGGGCGGTTCCCACCACGGGCAGGAAACCGTAGCCAATGTCTTGCGCGGTATCGACCAGGTCGGCGTCTTTTGGCGTGTCCAGGGACACGAACTTGCGCGCCCTGTCTCTCAGGGCATCAACGTAGGTGCCAATGTCCATTTCACATCGCTCCAGCGTTACGCTGACGCAGCGCCTGCACCTGCATCGCTTGCTTCAGCAGCGGCGTGCCCTTGTCGGCCTGGTTGTACTCTTGCCCCACTTTTTGGGGCACGCCCACTTTGGCGGCGAACTTGGGGTCATGGGCAATCGCGGCCATGAACCGAGCTTGTTTTGCTGAATGACTAGGCATCACTTCCTCACATCAAAAGCAACAACAATTCATCTTCCCTGCGCCGCTTCATTGCTTTTGCAACTGCCATGCGCGCCCGCTCCATGGCGATTGCTGCGTCATTTGTTTTCTGAATGTGTATCGCTTCAGCGCTTGATTTCTTAACAATGTCAAGGATTACTTTTGTAACTTCTGCAGCGTCAAACTTGGGCGGTATCAAGACCGTCAAAGGTTCTCCAAAACCAGGAACAACCTTCACAACATCGCGCTCTTGCTTATCAACTACCGCGACAACCTTGGCCTTTTCAACTGCTGGGCTGATCGCGTTTTCGATTAGCTTTCTCAGTTGTTTCTTGTCTAGCTTGCCTTTTTCAAAATCTTCATCACGCTTTTTTGATGCTTTGCGTTTTGCGTCTTCAGGGCCGATGTCACCAAGATTTACAACAAACTCAGTGATGGCAATGTTTTGCCCAGACTCCGTAAGCAACGTCGCGCCGTTTTCAGCGGCAAGAAGCGTGAAGTCAACGTACATCTATTAAGCGTCTTCCGCGCCCACAAACTCAGGCTTTTGCTTGATGATGGCGTACAGCGCAGCGCGGTCAGCACCAGCGACATACTCATCACCACTGATCTGCACCTTGCCAGCAGCCAAGGGTTGCTTGCCAGCATCACGGGCTTCTTTACTGGCGTATCCATAGAAGGTCACTTCAGTGCCTTTGCCTTTGAAGTCCTCTTGGACTGCACCTATGTTCCAGTAATTTGCAGGAAGTCCGTAATCGGTTTCAATAGATTTGATGAGAGCCATGTTGTTTCCTTATGCTGCAACAGCCTTCAAGACTGCAAAGTTAAAAACGGGTTGTTCCGTGCTTGTGCCACCAGTTGTGGCAAACGTAATCTTAAAACTACCTGCCGCGATGTTGGTAACAAATATCTGATACAGGTCTGTACCAGACTTCTGATTCACCACAATCGTATCTGTTGCCGCTACTGTTGAGTTGGTTACAGTAAACGTCTGCCAGCTTGTAGTCCCCGCTGCGCTGACAAGCGTAATCGCTCCGCAGGGGAAATTGAGGGTTACACCGGTTGTCCGGGATGTTGCTTGAGTAACAGCACCACCAACGCCTGTGCCGTAGCCAAGGCCGGTTCCCGCATTGACTTTGACGTAGCCTGTTCCCTTTGCTTGCAGAGCAAGGTCGATGTTGGTGTCGGCACTGCTTGTGCCTCCAGCAACAGAAAGCGATGGCGCTGACCCGCTTGCTGCGGCATTGACTTCAAGCCGGTTTGCAGTGTTTGCAGCGTTTGCGGAATTAATACGGAATACTTGGTTTCCCGTTGCGTTGTTGCCAAAGAAAGCAACATAGCCAGCATTACTTTTTACGCCAATCGCCAAATAATTGTTTGCATCAGAACCTTGAACGCTGATGTTTGGAAGCGAGTTTGCGTTTTGGTTTGTGATGCTCCCCGTCACTTGCACATAGTTCACCGCGCTGGCGGTGTGGGAGACGCGGAATTGGCCGTTACCAGATGTCCCGTTTGTGGCAAATATCAGGGAGCCACTGCCTTTAGTGACAAAAGCGCCTGAAACGTTTGTGTCTGACCCTGTCGCGTTCAACAGCGCAAAATTGGTAGTGGATGCGCCTGTTGCTTGCCAGTAATTGACGATAGTTGCGCCGGGGTCATTTACCCTGAAACCTTCACCCCCCGGCGTATAAAACGACATCGTGGAGCCAAGCGTTTTGACTTGAGTTCCCGACCCCACAGTCGCATAAGCAGCAGCACCGCTACCACCACCACCGCTAAATGACACAGTGGGTTGCTCTACATAACCACTACCGGCGTTGGTGATAGAAAGAGAACGAACTGCCCAAGTGTTGACGGTAACTGTTGCACCAGAGCCAGTACCACCTGTTGTGGACTGAGCGCCTACCGGCAATACTGTGTAAGAACCAGCAAACCCGCCCGTTGTAGTAAGGCCCGTAATTACGCCACCAGAAACGGTCGTGACTACAAGTGACCATGCGGTAGTAAATGTGCCGCCAACTCCGGTCAGTGTGTCGCCGACCGTATAGCCTGTTCCGCCATTCGTAATTGTGAATGTGGACAAGAACATTACTGGAGATGCCGTTGCTTGCACGCCACCAGCCGTAGTCGGAGCAGTAATGGCAACAGTCGGAAGACTTGTATAAGCAGAACCTGCTGCCGTTGTAGTTAACGCCGTTACCGTCCCACCATTGCTGATGTTCACCCCGCTTGAGCCGGGAGCAAGATCAATAGCACCAGTGCCTTGAGTCCTAATCGCAAGCGGCACATTCGTGTCAGAACCAATAACAGAAATAACAGGCTCAAGTGTCGTAGCCGCACCAACACCTTGGATGTAGTTCGCAGAACTCTTACCCGCTTGGAACGTGCTGTTTGCAGTCAGAGTCGTAAACGTGCCAGCAGCAGGAGCAGTTCCTCCAATAGCAGGAGGGCTTGCAAGATACGTTGAGAAACCCGTGCCGCTGACGGTAGAAGATGCAGATAGAGTGGTGAATGCGCCCGTGCTGGGCGTCGATGCTCCTAGCGTCGTGCCGTTGATTGACCCGCCCGTAATGGCCACGCTGTTGGCGTTTTGAGACGACAACGTGCCCAACGTCGGTTTCCCGCTCAGGTCGCTATAGGCCCCCGTCGTGGCAACTGTGGCCAGCGTCGGCTTGTTCAAAATCTGCGATACGCCAGAACTTGAATTCCAATCAGAATTTACTTGGGCGGCAGGAATAGTTGGCTTATTCGACAGGTCGTTATAACTACCACTCGTTGCAACCGTCGCAAGGGCCAGTGAAGTCTTGATCTGTCCTTGAGTGACTTTTACCGTTGTGTCGTTTTGGACCGACACAAACAAGTCTGCGCTACCAGGAGTCGTCCCGGCAGGCAGTTGACTAATCTTTACTGGTTCAGCCATTTACACCACCCATCGCGCCATTTAATGGCGGCATGTTTGGTATGGCTGAAGGCAGGTCTGCCATCCCAGACACCGCTGGCTCATCATCAATCTCACGGACCTCCAAGATGTCGCCGGTCTTTGGGTCACGAATCGGAACTCGTTTCTTCTTCTTGCTCACAACTTCCATGAGCTGCGCCATTTGCGCCTGCGTCATCAGCTGTGTGTCAAGCGCGTTTTGGGCAATGCTGCCGACGTTGTTGAGCAGCTCCCCCACCTTCTGTCCAGAGTCAGGGTTTAGGTGCATCACGTCGCGGATGCTTTCAAATTGCGACTGCACCTGATCCAACTTGGACTTCAATTCAATCTTTTGCAGCTCAACAGTAGCCTTCAGGCTTGCAATCTCTTCATCCTTTTGAGCTTGCAAGACAGCAATGCGCTCATTGCTCTTGATCTTCTCGCCCTCAATCTGAGCGCGCATGACCTCATCCGGCGTGGGCTGGGGAGGTTGCTTGGGCTGAGTCAGGGATTGCTGCATCGAGGCAATCGCTTGATCCAGGACGCCCTCGATCTCGGTGCTCACGCGGAACTTGCTCACGCCCCACTGCAGCAAGCGCATCAAGAACGGTGCAGCCTCAGGCGTGCCTTGCGCCAATGGCGAGACTTGAGAGATGAAGGCCCCAAGGCCCTGCATGAATTGCACGGCAGCATCCCGCTCGGCTGCCCAGTCAAGCGCGGCCATCGAGTCAGCCTCGACGTTGATGCGGTACTGCGCCACATGCTCATCCTTGAGCAGCTGCAACGCCTGGGGGGCAATCTGCGCATCCACCGTGCGGTCGATGTTGGAGCGCGCCACCATGGTCTGGGGCTGCCAGTGCTTGCAGATGATCTCGGCCTTGATGCGCAACGCTTCAGAGATCCACTGGGCGATGTAGAACTGCATCAGCTGCACGCGGGTGGAGCCAAACTGCGCCTTGAGCTGCTGGGCAGTGGCCGTCTCTGAGGCTTTTGAGCTTCCTCGCATCACGTCGGAGACGCCCAAAATCTCGTAGATCTGCTGCACCTTGTCTTGCCGATACACGCGCAGGTTGTTGATCGCGTTGACCACCTGGTCAATCGGGGCCCAGTCCACCTTGCCCTTGATGCCACCGCCCTCAGCAAACATCGCCCAGTTGTCCACGGGGATGAGCTGGTTCTCGCTGCCCTGGTTGAACATGCGCTGAATGCCGTCAGCCGCACGGTCATAGACACCAACCACTTTGGCGGCGCGAGTCAGCCAGGTAATGCGGGTGTTGATCTCATCAAGCTCGTTGAACTGGTCCTGCGCAAAGATGTAGTCAGCGCGAGGCATCAGGTTGGAGCTGGTGACGTTGGCCATCAAAGGCCGGGGGCAGGGAAAGAACCCCTCCAGGTCCAACGGGTCATCCTTGACGTCCAAAATAGTCAGTGCGCCCTGGGCAAACCAATAGACCTTCTTGTGCTCTTTGCACCAAATCTCAAACACCTGCGCCTTGTTCCAGACATCGTGTTGAGGAAGGTTGTTTTGGTCAGTAGCCTTGACTGACTGAATGGGCACACTGTCGGAAATTTCTTTGCCAAAGCGCGCTGTCAGCTGGTCTTTGGTCATGTAGACGCGCCGAGCGACCCACCGAACCTCATTCCAGGTGCGGGCCGGGGACCAATAGAAGTCCTGCCAATGGATGTAGTCCACCGGGGCGTCTTCCTCGACAATGCGCTCCTGGGTGTACGCACCCACCAGCTCGTTGCCAAACTCGTCCAGGGTGGCAGGCATCTCCTCTTGCTCAATCTCGACTTCGTAGCGCAGCCAGATCTGCCCCATCCCAACAATCAGCCAGTCCTCAATGCCCTGGCGCACAGAGTCGTCCCAGCGTGAGACGTCCTCCTCAAACCCCCGATTCAAAATGCGCTGCAGGATGATCCCCGCCACCCGCGCCTGGTCATCCTCAACATCCAAAAAAGCGCGGCTGACGTCGGCCTTTGGCGGCCTGGCATACAGCATCGACAGCATCACCTTC